CATCCATCGCCCAGCAGGGATCACACGTCCCATCGTCCATGATCGCGGAGTAGTAGATCGCTTCGACCTCACTCGCCATGCTCTGCCCCTGCTCGATGCGCCCGGTCGTGAAGGCCTGCGTGACCTTGGCGCTAAGTTCGGATTGGACGACAGCCTCGGAGAGATTCCCGACCGGCGTGGGCGAGAGCGCGAGGCGCACAGCTGCTTCGATCTCCGCGGTCGGCAGACCCTGATCCTGGGCGAGCTGCCCTGCCGTGATCGCCTCGCTCACGAGCTTTCCAGTCATGGTGAAAGCCAGCCCCTGAGCGATGCGCAGAATCCAGGTACTTTGCTTCTTCGTTGGCTCGATCGGGTACTCATCGAGAAGCTCGTCTTCATCGTCTGGGTTCGGTGCCGCCTTGCCGAACCAGCCACGCATGCGCTTGAGGACGGTCGCGCCTCCTTTTGCCGTTGGCTTGGACGCTCGCTGTCGCGCGGCATCACGAATCACCGTTTGCCTACCCTCACGATAGGCGTCAATCAGTCCGCCGAAGATCGCCTGACCCAGCTCCGCGCGAAGCGGTGCGGTGATCTGCCCCTGCGCGAGCTGCGCCTCGGAAGCCGTGGAGACCGAGCTCGCGATCGCCTTGATCTGCTCCTGACGAATCGGCGCAACCGAGCGATGCCAAACCCTAATCGGCTGCTGGTCGAGATATCGCTTCATGTCCTCGAAGGCGACGTGCTGCTCGTGAGGGAATCCGTCACGGGACAGATAGGTCGGCGCGTTACGGTCCGCAGCCTTTCGGAGCTTCTGAGACGGCACATTATCGGAGCCGTTCCCCCCGGCCATGGGAGGCTCGGGCCTGGCTAACGGACCCGCTTGAGAGGGAACGGGCTCCATCGTCTTCTCATCCTCTTCGGGAAGAGCAAACTTGGAGCGGAAGTAGACTCGGAGCGGGCGATCGATTCGCACAGCGCCCTTCTCAATGAGCGGAGCCAGCGCCGCCGCCATCCGCTCCGGCTTCATCTGGAGCAAGCTCTCGCCGGCGAGCCTCGGATAGAACTCACGCTCACCGAAATTCGTGTTCACCTCATCCTCAATCGCCTGCTTCCCGAAACCATCCTCGATCCACTTCACGACCGACTGATACGCCATGAGCATGAAGTCGAGCTGGACCTCGCCCACGGAAAGCGCACCTTTGTCACCAGTACCGAGCGATTGGAATGCGGAGAACATGGCACGCTCAATCATGCGATCGTCGTACTCGGCCGATTCGATGAACTTCGCACCCTCCCCGCTCGGGAAGAGCGCGTGGAAATCGAATACAGCTGGGAAGTAGAGACCCTGCTTCTCGTGGATGCGGAAGTTTTCGAGGACGAGTTTTGCGTTCTTGATCTGGTCGGCGCTGGGTGTAGTGCCATCCTTTGCCTGCACCCAGAAGATCCCGCCCATGCGCTCCTTCTGGACGGAATCGCTTTTCAATGTCCCGATCTTTCGCCGCCAGTAGTAATGCGCCGGCCGGAGGAGCGACTCGCCCCAATAATTATCGCCCTCACGGTTCAATGTGAAGATCACGCAGCGATCGGCTGGAATGACGCGCGTCTCGAACCTGCCGTTCCGCATCTGTACGAGCTGCGTCACCGATTCGAGCCGAGAGACCCCAGTGGGCGCTACGGTCCAGTTTTGAACCGAGCGCGCGAGCCGTTGCTCGAACGCACCGATGATCTGCTTCGAATCGCGCGGCCGGTACGCCTTCACCTTTTCCAGCACCGAGAACCCGGCCCAAATTGCCGAGAGCGCCCCGCGCAAGGTATCAATCCAGCTTGAATAGCCAGCATAGCCATAAGTTTCACCGGGCATGAGCACACTACGAACATGATCGGCGATCTCCTGGCCCTGTGGGTCCTCCTTCGCTGGATCAATGCGCCATTCGAGCGAGAGGAGCGTGTAGAGCAAATTGTTCAGCGAGGCACGGACCTGGGCATCGGACTTGCGCATGCGATCGAATACGGCCACCGCTGACTGCGGCGAGTTGAGATCGACGTTGTATTCGTCCGATCGCCAGACTTCATTCCCAATGTAATCGGATCCAGACGCCCCGATCGGCTGCGCAATTCGCTCGAGCAGTGGCATCAGTGACCGCCGCCGCGAAGCCGCATCGATGGGATCATCCGGCCTGGCCCCCGAGGAGCACGATCATCATCCGGATCATCATCGAGCATTGGATCGCTCGCTGAGAGGCTAGTCTCGCCCACATGGATGAAGTCATCTTCGGGATTCGGCCCGGCTGCAGTGAAGAGCGACGTCACGGCATAACGGAGGGCATCCATGATGTGAGACGCCATATCGTGGACCGGGTTGTCGCCCCGGATATCTTCCGTGCGAGGATCCGTCGGGTAGCGATAGTCCTGAATCCGGTCGATCAGGCTTGTACAGCGATCCGAGATCAGAATTTCGCCCGCGATCAGCTTCTCTCGAACCAAGGCGATCCCAAGTCGCACGCTCTGTGGGCCCGAGAGCATCGGAAAGCGCCAGTTTTTGAATCCGACCGCGCTGTAGTAGCTCAGGATCGAGTGCCCGGAACCGGTCTCGTCGTGCTGCGCGGCAGGATCGGGAAGCAGTTCTAGCAACTCATGCGATAATGGACGCGTGAAACCGACCGCGCGAACGAGCGCTGCGAGGTCCCTGGCATTGGAGCCCGAGTCGCGGTGCTTCCCCTCGAAGTCTGCGATCACATGAAGTCTCGGGCCTACCTGCTGAACGAGGATCGCCCCGGTCTTCCGTGCGTGGCCAAAGTCGATGCCTATGCCGAGCGGTAGCGCTGGATTGAACGGCAACTCCCCGGCCGGCACGACTTGGCCCAAGGGCGGCGCGATCACTCGGAATTCCTTGTACACGAGCCCCGAGAGCGATGTCGTGTAGTCAAGGTCGTACTCGCGCGCTCTACGCTCGTCGGTGAGGTCGCGCGTCTTTGCGTCGTACCATGGAGATCGCCAAAAACCTGCCTGGTCTCTCCACTTTCCGATCGCACGCTCGGGGTGATCCGTCCAGTGATAGGTCTCGATCGCGAATCCTGACTCTCGGTCGAATCGAACCCGACCGAACATATTCCGCCGGCCGTTCGGAGTGGAGACAAGATTGATGCGCTTCGCGGCCGGCCTAAGTGAGGCGAGTGAGGCTTCGCCGAACTCGATGTAGGCGGCCTCGTCGATCGTGCCCTCTTCGTATGTTCCGCCGCGGCCGATATTCCCCTTCCTCGAATCGCCGACGATGTAGCTCTCATTCCGTGGACAGATGATCCGGTTCTTCGAGAAGTAGACTGGAAGGAAATTGCGGAGCCAGTCGGGGAGATATTGATAGGCGAAACGGACTCGACCGAAGAGAGAATCTGGCGTCGAGTTCTCGCCACCATCGTCAACGAGCCCGGCATCGGCGCTGCCAAAAACGGCCGAGTATCCGGGGCGGAACAGGAGCGAATGAAGCGAGCAGCAGCACGTGAGGTGTGAGACGAGCATCTGCCGCGACTTCTCGGCGACCCGATCTTTCCAGGAGCAGTAGCCGCCGATGAGCCGAGAAACGAACTCCCACTTCGATGCCCAGCGTTCGCCCGATTGAACTCGCGGAAGGAATTCTGGCATGCCGCTAGGGCCGAGCGTGCGGCAGTAACCCAGGATGAAATGGTCCGGATACTTCGCGCAGAGGTAGAGCTCTGCACCGTGCTCTCGCGCTTCGGTGAGTATTTCGGGCGGAACGTCCGAGCTTCTACCGCCTTCGCCCTCGCGGCTCTCTCCACTCGGCCCAGTGTCAATCTCCCACAACCCACCCCACACGCCCCGCCCATATTGCAAGAGCCGCTCCGAGCCGTTCCCGTTTATCACGTCACCTGCATCGTCTCGCCTAGCCGCCGCGCGGAACCCCTCGAGCATCTCGCGCACTATCTGGGAATCGGAGACGCCGAGATCGGCCTCGAGTTCGTTCCGTCGCGGCAGCCCAAAACGATCAGCGAGATTCTCGGTTGCACGAAGGCGCAGAGGCATGTCGGCATTCGGATCCTGGACGAGTTCGAGCCAAAGCTTCACGCACGCGGCTAGCCCTCGATGCCCCTCAAGTCGCGCGAGACGGCGCATCTCGCGTTCCTCTGGCGATAGCATGGGACGACCCCCGCCGATACGGGCACCGCCATTCCTAGCCCATACTGCGCGGTTGCTTGGATCGCGGCTCAATTCATTGGCTCTCAATCTTCCCCCAAAAAGGCAAAGGCCCACGCCCGGCCGAGGCATCACCTCGACTGAGCGCAGGCCAAGTGGGACTCCCCTCGCGGGGCGGCTGCGTCTCTACTTCGCGCGCATTGAACTACGCACCAAAGCGTGGCGTCAAGAAAAAGTTTCGGCTGACTAGACAAAAGCTCGCGCTAGGAATCCCGAACCCGTCGGGACCGGGACGTGGCTGCGGCCGCTCAACGGAAAGCGGCCACGCCCCCGACGGTGAGGGTTCCTTGTTGACCGACCAGACAATCCTTCCCC